CGAAACTGATAATCAAAACTGCGGCCAGCGGGTTCGATGTATTCAGCGCGGCCATCAGCAGGGAATGCGATCGCCTCGCCAGGTCCAGCGCTGACTTCCTCTGCTGCAGATGGGAAGCCATAAAACGCCAGCATCGGCACAGCGCTGATGTGGAGCTGGTTATCGAGGTCGCTCTGGATCTGATATGCCTTGAGGTTCAGCTCGGCGATGTCTTCCAACGGCGGACGTGACTCCATGAAGCCATGCCGCTGCGCATAAGCAACCGAGAAAGGAATCTCAGAAAGGCTTGTGCGGCCCTCGTCGACAACCTTAAAGTCGCCGTTGTCTTGCTTTTGGTGCAGTTGAAACTCACCTGGCGTCAGCACCCGGATTTGCTCCACTGCCTTTTCGCCGAACTCACCATCAGGCACGGTGACCGTTTCGGCAAGTCGCAGTTGCGTTAGCACTTGCCGGCCTTCCTGCTGCTCAGCGCGCCAGCCAAGAATCTGCCGTGGCGTGTAGGTCACCCAGTAGGGTCTACCCCCATCAGCAGGTGCATCCACCAATACACCAACGTGGCCATAACGGACCATCTTGCGTGTGGTTTCATAGGTCCAGACATTTAAATCATCGCCTTGCAGGTCAACATCAAACAACTGCTCGCGGATCACGTCTGCTGTGTCATCAAGCCGCACTGGCTTGCGCGTCAACATGCCAGCCAACATCCTCTCTAGACGCTGATAGAACGGCGGGCAAACACTGCGCGCTAAGCGGTTGTCGTAGGACTCATCCAGTTCGCGCGGCTCCTGCGGCAGGTAACGGCGATGCTTGCGACGCATCCCATAGGTGCCCTGCAGCAGATCTTCAATCAGGATCCAATGCTGCTCCATCGCGTACCACGATGAGTTGGCATCCTGTACGCGAGTTACCCTGCGTTCTGCGGTAGGTCGGTCATAAAAGTTATAGCCTGAATACATCTGAACCGCCTAGTTGGTAATAGTTTAATGGGTCCGGTGTTACCCAGACCCGCCAAACCTGACATCGACTGACCGCGCCTAGCCCATCCGCAACGTGCCTTGACGGACCTCTGCTGACCACATCTACTCTCCAAAGAGAGCAGCAGAGGGAGCCGAAGCTCCCAGTGCTGCCGTCTGCAGCAATTGCCCCACCTCACCTCTGCTGACCAGACCTCTGCTGACCAGACCGCATCAGACCGTGATCCGCCAAATCTGGATTCCTAAGAACCCAGCGGAGAGGGCCGAAGCCCTCAGCGCTGAGATCGTCAGCCCTTACCAGGCCGTGCCACACCATGCCACGCCGTGCCCAACCTGACCGCGTCCTGCCCGGCCAAGTTCGGCCACATCTGGACTTACACCACTTGGATGCCAGTACTGAATCGACCATGCTTGGGTCGCCAGTCGCCTAATCCAACCAGCTTGCCTGCATCAATGGCGATCTCTTCAATATCGCGGAGGTTAAGCACATCTGGGTCAAACTGCGCAGTTGCCTTCAAGCTCCAGTTGCGGAACATTGGGCGCGTGCGCATGACCTTGGCCATGCCAACCTTGACGCCAACCGTATGAGTGAACTCACCGCTAGCAAACATCTCGCTAAGCGTGTCGTCGTTGATCTCGGTGGGTTTGCCCGGAAACTCAAGCGGTGCGTGCTCAGTAAAGAACATGCCGCACTTGGCTTGTGGCCCGCGCTTTGACTTCTTAGCGCCGTTGATAAACACGGCTTCGAGCACGTAGTCGGGAATGACCAGCTCATCACGAAAGCGGTAGAGCCCAGCAAGCCACTCAAGCCTTGCCATCTCGTCGTAATCAGCGTCAGTTTTCTTCCGCTTGCTGCTGACCGCTTTCATCGCCTTGGCATAGGTATTTCGCGGATCGGCTGTTTGCCCGTTGTGGCACAGCAATGGAGACTCGCCCAAAATTGTGATCTGGATCGTATTGAGGTTGGACACGTTGGTTTGTTGATGATGGAACAGAAAGTGATGGCGCTGCGAGACTGACCGATGCCACTTGCTTGCGTGGATCCAACTTGAAACGCTGTTGCCTGACTGAATTGGTAATGCCGTCGTGGCAAATAGAGCACAGGGTCAAAAGATCCGTGAGTTGCTCGTTGCCAAACGATGGGTAACGGTAGTCCGGCGGTCCAGCGTTCTTGTGGTGAACCTGCAGTGATGGCCAGCCCAGCTCTGCTAGTTGCGCGGCAGTGATGCCGCAGCCTTGGCAGGTGTGTTGATCGTGGTCAAGGCGCTGCTGGCGCTTGCGTTGCCATGCTGCTGATTGGTAATACGCCTCCATTTGCGGTACGGTGTGTGCGGATCGGGTTCGATCCTCCGCAAATCATACCACGATCAGAGCATGGCGCAAGGTGTCCGAGTCCAAGTGGTGCTGCCAGTAGCGGTAGCAGCGCTTCTCAAGCAAAAAGCCAAGGCCGAGGGTCGCACCGTCTCAAGCCTTGGCTCGTTCATCATTGAAGCTGCGCTCAGGCAGCAGCAGTCAGCGTGATGCTATTGCGGCCAATCTTGATGTCAAACTCAGCGCCGGGCTCGTAACCCATCTCGCGCAGGTAGCCGTCACCGATTTGCAGCTTGCCGTTGAATTGCACCTTTGCCTTGTAGGTCAGGCCGCGGCCGCGCTTTGCTGTCTTGCTGCCTAGGTCAACGCCTTTGGCTTCCAGCAGCGCTTCATAGAACTGCGTGAATGCCACGCGATCCTTGATCACGTAGCCGCAAGCGCGCACCAGTTCGGACTTGGGCGCATTGCCCAGTTCTTTGACCTTGGCGAGTAGTTCAGCACCCTTGAGCATGGGTAGAGTTAATGATTGGCGGAATCAATATAGCCTGATGCCTGTAGATCGCCCAGCACCTGCGTGCAATGGGTTGAATTCACGCCAGACCAAGTAGCCGAGCGCATCGTTCATGTGATCATGGCCGGCATCCTTATCGGGATCGCCCTTGTCGGTGTAGCACTGCAGCTCTAGGCATTCGATCAGTCGCTTGCAGCGTTGGTGGATGGTGAGTCTGACCTGGCCCTTGCCGTTTTCCAGCAAAGCCTGAACAGCAGCCACGCGATCACGGACGGGAGGATTTGCCCGCGGTGACTGGTTTGACATGCCGTAGGACTCCAGAATTTGGATGTCGGTCTGGCTTGCGTTGGTGCTGCGGTTGCCGCCGCTGGCATCTGGGTAGATGTAGATACGCCGCTGCGGATAACGCGCTTGGATCTCTTGCGCCAATGCGTCGGTGTCATGGGCGCCGCTGATCTCATCAATCACTAGCAGGCTGCTGCCAGTGCGGACGCCGATCACGGCAGACATGTTGCCAACGTTGAAATCAACGCCAATGCGCAACGGCTCGCGGTCTAGGTCTGGCAGATCAGCCACCACGTGCTTGTTGCGGCTGAAGCGGTCGTAGATGGTGCCAGTGGTGAGGTTGACGAACTCACCGTCTAGGTAGGCCCGCAGCAGGTTTGGGTCGTAGTTGGCCTCTAGCCGCTCGATAAAGTCCGGCGGCAGGTGCGGGTTGTCTGCTGACCGCATCTTGATGAGCTTGCGATCCGCACGCCCTTTGGCATCCTCACTGCCGAAGGTGTTCCACATCCAGCGGAAGCCTTCTGGTGTGGATGCAGCGCCAAACTGCCGCACGTTGCCGGACCGCAAGCGGCCAAGGATCTTGGGAAATGCCTTGTTGGCAATGCTGGGCGTCACGGTGTCAATTTCGTCAGCCAGCACCCATGCAAGGTTCAAGCCGATGATGCGGCTCCAGTTCTCAAAACTGCGGCACAAGATCTTGGTGTCACCGCCTGGCAGGTGCAGCATGTACTCAGGCAACGGGCTCGCCCTGAAGGTATAGGGGATCTCATACGCCTCTAGGAAGTTCTCAAAGTCGTTCTGCCAAATGTCGCGGATTAGAGGGCCGGTGGGCTCCATCACGGCACCGATGAAGCCCTGATTCGCCGCGGCCAGCATCACCGCCTTAGCGCACAGCGCACGTGTCTTGCCGGCGCCATAACCAGCTGAGATGCCAATGATCTGCGTGTCGCTGTCAT